ATACTATTGTAGGTAGAGACGATACACCAGTAGCAGTAGAATTCTTCTTAGAGCGCACACGATAATGCCATATACTCAGGTTGCTAATTTAGACTTTGAAGATATCAAAGTTGCTCTGAAAGAATATATCAGAGCACAGTCAGATTTTACTGACTATGATTTTGATGGATCAGTCCTATCAACATTAATTGACACACTTGCCTATAATACGTATTATACGGCGTTTAATGCTAATATGGTAGTCAATGAACTATTCATTGATTCCGCCACCTTAAGAGACAACGTAGTAGCGATTGCGAAGCAATTAGGATACAGACCCAAAGGTATCACCTCTCCTACTGCGTATATTTCTTTTAACGTAACTTATGGGTCACCAACAACTGATACTGAACTCCTCCTGAAGAAAGGAACAGGATTTATCAGTTCGTTTGACAACAACATTTATCAATACATCACATTAGAGGATGTAACAGGACAAGTAGTTAACAACGTTGCAACATTTGACAATGTTGAAGTCAGAGAAGGAACACAGATTCTCAACACGTTTACTGTTAACACATCATTAAAATCACAAAGGTTTGTTCTTGACAACCCAAACATCGATACTAATACTATTAAGGTGAAGGTATTTCCTTCTGGTAGTAATTTTAACGAATCGTATCTAGTTGCTGATAACATCTTAAACGTTGATTCTACATCAAAAATCTTCTTTATTGAAGAGATCGAAGATGATAGATACGAAATTTTATTAGGCGATGGTGTTCTAGGAAAAAAAGTCGATAATGGATCTAGAGTAGAAGTATCTTACCTTACAACATCAGGACCAGAGTCTAACGGTGTTAGGACATTTGTGTTTTCTGGTGTTATTGAAAATCCAAATGGTGTATCTCCAAACTCTTTTAGTACCGCCATTACTAGTGTAAATGCTTCTTCTGGTGGGGAAGATAAGGAGTCCATTAAGACCATTAAGACAAATGCTCCAAAAATGTATGGCACACAAGATCGTGCTGTAACTGCTCAAGATTATTCTTCTATCATTCGTAAAGTATATCCATCAGTAAGTGATATTATTATTTTTGGTGGCGAAGATCAAGACCCACCAGAGTATGGCAAAGTTTTTATTGTATTAAAACCAACTGATGCGTCTTTCCTTACATCATTAACAAAACAAGAAATTATCGAAGATCTAAAGAAGTACATGGTTGCTTCTGTTAGACCAGTTATTGTAGATCCATCAATTTTATTTGTTGAGTTGACTTCTAAGGTTTATTACAGTGGCGAGGCAACAGATTTAAAACCAGCACAGATTAGAGATAAGGCAATTGGTTCTGTGCAATCATATCTTGATGTTTCTGATATCGAAAAATTTAATGGCAAGTTTAGATTTAGTAAATTAGTTAGTGTAATTGATGACGCGCATCCAGCAATCAATTCAAATTTGACAGAAGTAACTATGAGAAAGGATTTCTATCCTAGTCTCAATTCTACTTTTTATTATGAAGTATGTTTCCAAAATGCTTTTGATAAAGATTGTGACGAATCTACCCTGTCATCAACTGGTTTCAGGGTAACAGAATACCCCACATTTGATGTGTACTTGGAAGATAGGGATGGCAAAATTGTCCTATATAGAATAGATAGCGTAACAGGCGAAAAAGTTGTTCTAGACAGTAATGTTGGGGATATTGATTATGAAAAAGGTGAGTTAAAAATGTATGCTCTTACTATCATAAAAGGATCATTTTTCGATAATCGCATTTCTGTTAGAGTAAAACCACTTCTTAATGATATCAAGGCACTCCGTGAGGTATACCTTGACGTTGACGTTGCCAATTCATCGTTCACTGCATATAAAGAGTAAAGTAAATGCCTTCTGTAAAGACTAAAAGAATTTCTACTCTAATTGAATCACAACTTCCGGAATTTATTTCTTCTGAATATGAACTGTTTAGTAGGTTTGTAGAGAAGTATTACGAAGCACAGGAAGTACAGGGTGGTCCTTTGGATGTTTTAAGTAACATCCAAAAATATGCTAACATTGATTATTACGAAAAAAATCTACTCAACCAGAAAGATTCTATCGTCACTAACGTTAGCATTAGTGATACAACCATTCTTCTTGTAGATGCTCGGTCTTTTCCGGAAAAAAATGGATATGTAAGAATTAATGACGAAATTATTTTCTACGAAAGTCGCGCCGGTAACCAATTACAGAATTGCTCTAGAGGAGTAAGCGGCAATACTAAGTTAGGAGATTTATACAATGCTTCTAATTTTTCTAGCACAACAGCAGCAGAGCATTTAGCAGGTGCTGAAGTCTATAACATCAGCAATCTATTCTTATATGCTTTTGTAAGAAATTTTGAAAATCAATACCTTGGATCATTCCCAGAAAAGTATCTTAGGGGAGAGGTAGATAAAAGAACACTGATTAAAAATATTCAGAAGTTCTATAAAGCAAAAGGAACAGATGATTCTATTAAATTTATTTTTAATACTATTATATCTGACGATGTAGAAAACAAACCAGAAGTATATCACCCAAGAGAATTTACATACAAATCTTCAGAATCTGATTGGATTAGTGTATATGCTCTTAAGGTAAAAGTAGTATCAGGAAATCCAAAAGACTTAATTGGAAAGAAAATAGTACAGTCTCCAACAGATGATTATGGATATGCATCTGCTACTGTAGATAATGTTATTGCTCAAGGTACAATTGATGGTGAAGTAATCTGGAATATTGTTGTTGCTCCAGAAACTGTCAATGGCGAATTTCAAATTTCAACAAAAACTAAATTAGAAAATGCTATAACATCATCCCTTGGAGTTGGTGATAGAGTTAATGTATTTTCTACGATGGGATGGAGTTCTATTGGGGAAATTTTAATTGGTAATGAAATTATTAAGTTTTCAGATAAAACAATAACTCAGTTCATTGTTAGCGAAAGAAGTTTATCTGTACCACATTCCCGAGGTGAGTTTGTTTACAAACCAGTTACAATTGAAGGTTCTGATGTTACGCTACTAACCTTAGGTGTTGTTTATGATGCTTTGCCTGATGTTTCCGAACCTTATTCGTTCACAGGTGATGCTATACAAGTATCTCAACCTGGATTTAAAACATCGGATCCTAGAATTGTTCTGACTGGAACGAATCAACTTAGGTGGATTCAAGATACCGGAACATCAGTAACATCAAATACTAACACATCAGTAGAACAATCGCTTGCTGGTATTTCTAATAATGTGTCTGCTATTTTCGCAGATGATCAGTATTACTATATTACCTCGTCTAGTTATCCATCATATAATATTTTTGATGGTTCTGTTATCAAACAACCGGTTCAAGATCAAAAAATTCTTAGAATTCTCAGAAAAACTCCGGTAGCAACAACTGAAATTTATAAAACTCAAAAAAGAGATGTTGGTATCTTATTAAATGGTGTTCCCATTTATGGATATAAAGATTCTGAAAGTTTACGTTTCGGAAAACTAGAAGAAATTCGTGTGGATAACAGAGGACGTGGATATGTCAATCCTCCATTTGTTATAGTTGATGGTCTTGCTGGAAGAGCAAGAGCACAAATGGTTGGTAATGTTGTTGATAGTATTATTGTTGATACAGACATCGCATTCCCAGTTACTCCTACTGTAGAGATTACCTCAGGAAGAGATGGTGTTGCTAGAGCAGTTGTAACAGGTGGAGAAGTAACTAGTATAGTCGTAGAAAATCCTGGCAAGTTTTATTCAACACCACCTATTGTAAGAATTACTGATAAAGTTGGTAAAGGAAGGTTTGCTGAATATAACACAGTAATTGATAGAGATGGATCTATTGTAGAATTTACTAAAGTTGCCAGTGGCACATTATACACACAACAAAACATCCAAGTAGAAATTATTCCTGTTGGAACAGGTGCTGAAGTAACACCGCTACTAAAGGAATGGAACAAAAACCGTTATTCTAAATTACAAACAAATTTAGACAAACAGTATGGTTATGTATTTGAAAACATAAACAATGTTCTTGAATATGGATATGGTCAAGTTGCGAATCCAAAAGCACTCAGAATTCAATTAAACGACAATTTAAATTCTGCAGATACCGAACCAGCAAACAAAACACATTCTCCTATCTTGGGTTTTGCTTATGATGGCAATCCAATCTATGGTCCATTTGGACATGAAAATCCATTAGATCAGTCTTCCTCAATTGTAAGAATGACTTCTAGTTATTCTTTAACTGGAAATAGACAAGATGGACCTTCACCAATAGAATATCCATTAGGATCCTTTATCAATGACTATGTTTATTCACACAAAAGTGGATCCTTGGATGAAAACAATGGTCGTTTTTGTATTACCCCAGATTTTCCTAATGGAACATATGCGTATTTTATTACTATTAATAGTAGTCAAGTACCACAGTTTCCATATGTTTTGGGGGACAAATATTATTCTCTACCAGTAGATAGTAATTACACTACCAGAATTAATCAAAACGATATTCCCAAAAATGCCAAAAGATTTTTTACTCCAGGGATGTTGGGTAATGGCGATGGATTAGTAGCTACTATTTCAGAGGTACGATCAGGAACTGTAGATAATGTTGTTATTGATAGTTCTTCTAGTAATTTTTCTGTAAATTCACAGTTATACTTTGACAATTTAGGAACTGAAGGAAAAGATGTTAATGCATTAGTATCTTCGGTTAAAGGAAAAAGTGTCAATTACTTACAGAGTAAAGAAGATAAAGTTGTAAAACTAACAACTATTCAAAATGCTTTCTTATTTGTAGATGACACATTAAGACAACCAGCAAGTGGAGCATCTGGTTCTATTGTAGGAACTGTTTCTAATGACAACTTGATTGTACTTAAAAATGTAATAGGAACTTTCAATAACACTGGAACTTTTTCAGCTGACATTAAAACCTTTATTCTTACTATTGATCAAGATAGTTCATATACAAAAGGTGCTATCTTAAGTTTAACTGATGGTATTAATCCAGCAATTGCTACTGCTGAAATCCTAGAAGGAACTAGCAGACAGAATACAGTTACTATTAAAGTATTATCTGGTGTATGGATTGTTAATGATGATTATTATATTCAGTCAGATAATCTGTTCAACACATCTGGATCTAAAATTATCACATTAGTTTCTTTAAGTGATAATTTAGAACCATTTGAAGTAAACCAAAGTGTTGCTTTA